GTACAACATTTGAGATTGCTTGGGGATTTAGTATGCAGAAACCAGTGGTGATTGTATCTGATGATGTTGGTGTACATGACCATCCACTTATGGATATGTCTGGTGCTTTGTTTTGGGATTTGGAAGAGGCTATTGATTATATCAATGTGTTGCTTGAACCATATGATCCCACAAGCACTTTTGACTTTAAAACAATTAAAATAGTAAATTAAAAAAAACTTGACAAATCTTTTTGACTATGGTATTATATTAAAATGAGTGGTATGCATTTATTACCTGTTTATTATACAACTACGAGTACTCGTAAACGTAAGAAACAGAAGAAATCTAAGTCGTTACTTGCTGCTGAGCAAGAACACGCAAAGTATTTAAAGAAGATGAAAATAGGTTCTCGTAGCTCAGTTGGATTAGAGCAACGGCCTTCTAAGCCGTGGGTCACAGGTTCAAGTCCTGTCGAGAGCACCAATGACAACACAGATGTTTCTAATTGGACTCCGTGTACTAAACAAAATGAAAGTTATAAATTAGGTATATCAGGCCAATATGTTGTTGGTCAAGCTTATAACAAAGGTGGATTACAAGTTCTGTCTAAAAAAGAACAGGATGATCCAGCAACAGGAAAGAGAAGATGAAAGTTACAGTTCGTAATAATAATGTAGATAAAGCTATGCGAGTTCTTAAAAATAAACTTCAACAAGAGGGAATTTTTAATGAATTGCGTGAACGAGAGTTTTATATGACCAAGGGTGAAAAGAAAAGAAGGTCTAAAGCCGCTGCAATTCGTAGAAGTAAAAAGGCCCTTGAAAAAAGATTTGAGGAATTTGGATACTGATGAAACCACATACAGTTGATAATTTTCTGTCTGAAGAAGACTTTAAAAGTATAACTGATGTTGTTGAGGGCCCAGATATTAATTGGCATTATAGTTACAGTGTTGCTGATGGTTCTCAAGAAGAAGATGATATGTATTTTATACATTTGTTATACATGGGTCTTGCAGAAATGCCAAAAGATGGTATAATGCCACCACCACCTAAGAATAGTGATTACTACCATTTGTTTGAACCTCTATTTAAAAAGTTGCCAGATTTTAAACTTCTCATGAGAGTTAAAATAAATCTTTATGGTAGAACTCCAGAGATAGTTCATCATCCAGATCATATAGATATGAAACAAGAACATAAGGGAGCGGTGTTTTCATTAAATACTTGTGATGGAGCAACTATTATTGGAAATGAAAAGTTTGATAGTGTTGCTAATAGGATACTGTTTTTTAATCCTACTCATCCTCACCATAGCACTTCTACTACTAATGTGAAGAGAAGATTAAATGTTAATATCAATTATCTATAGAGGATTTTATGGAAACTGAAGAACCACAAGAACTAGAAGACTATGAGAATCCTTCTACAACGTCAACACCATTAAAGGAACATCATCCTTTAAGTTGGTATTTGAAGTGGGCTTCTTCTTATGTTTTGATCGTTGCAATGATCTTGACAACTAATGACCTGTATCCCTATAATATGTTTCTACAATTAATAGGTCTTGCTGGTTGGTTATGGGTTTCTGTTATATGGAATGACAGAGCTCTTATAATTGTAAATGCGGTTGCAGTTGCAATTTTCCTAAATGGTATTGTAAATTGGATGATAAAGGTATTCTAATGGCTAGAGTAAAGAAAATTACAGCATCTACTGATAACAGTAAATGGGTAGAACCTAAGAAGAAGGTTCGTAAGAAACGTAAACCCATGACTGAGGAACAGAAACAAGCTGCTGCAGCTCGTCTTGAAAAAGCAAGAGAGAAACGTGCAGAAAAAAATCCTGATTATGGTATGAGTGGTATACATGAAAGTTTGCGTAATCTTCCAGATGATCATCGTGCTCATCCAAATAAAGTTAAACAATGGATCAAGACACAAAAAGAACTTGCTGCTTCAGAACGTAGAGCTGTTAAGCAAGGAATAAAAGGTGCATATGCAAAACAATGTAGTCACGAAGGCTATGTTAGGCATCTTATTAAATACTTACGTGATGGAGATTATCTAGATATGTTTTATGGTGAATATCAAGAACATCCTGTTAAATTGCGTAATATTGCAATGGCATATTATCCAGATGGAACACCTAAACGATGTGTAGGTACATTTTATCCAGACATGGGTTCCACATATACACAGGAAATGCACAACGAAGAGCATGGTATCTTTGAGGAATTACCAAAAAAGAAAAGAAAAAAGTATAAAAAATGACAGCAGATGTTATAGAAGGCCCTTGGAAAAAGATTGATAAAACTGAAAAAGAACTTGAAATTGCTAGAGTTCTTGCTGAGTGTGATCAAATAACTAGTGACTGCGTTGTTGATGTTTTACAAAATTTAGTAGAAAATGGCATAGCACCAGATGATCCTGACGATGAAAGTATCGTATATATTATGTTTTTAACTGATCTAATAAAAGCGATAGTATACAAAGGTGCTGATATAGAACATCCATTTCAAGATATTGCATTTATGTTGTGTGGTACAGCAGAAGAAGATGGAAAAAAAGACTATTATGTAGATTATAATCTGGTATCAGATGTAATTGATTATCTAAGAAGTAAGGAAAAAGAACCAGCATGATTTTAGTTGATATGAGTCAGATATCATTAGCCAGTATGATGATGCATCTGAATATGAATAAGACTACAAAACCAGATGAAAATATGGTGCGACACATGATACTTAATTCGTTGAGAATGTATCGTAGTAGATTTAAACAAGAGTTTGGAGAGTTAGTTCTCTGTTTTGATTCTCGTCATTACTGGAGGCGTGACCACTTTCCAAACTATAAGGCTGGTCGAAAGAAGAGTAGAGAAAGTTCTAATCTAGATTGGGATGCAATATTTGGTTGTCTCAATGAGATTAAACAGGAACTAAAAGACTACTTTCCTTACAAGCATATTGAGGTTTATGGTGCAGAGGCAGACGATATAATTGCTGCATTATGTCTTGAACTTGAATATGATAATGGAAAGACTTTAATTTTATCTGGTGACAAAGATTTTATTCAGTTACATAGATTTACGAATGTATCTCAATACAGTCCTATCACAAAGAAAATGATTAACGGCTTTGATCCTTATCACTATTTGGATGAACATATTCTCAAAGGTGATACAAGTGATGGAGTTCCGAATGTATTATCACCAGACAATACCTTTGTTGATGGATTACGACAAAAACCTTTAGGTAAAAAGAAGATTGCAGAATGGACAGGTGAGGTTTTAATCCCTGTAGAGATGGCTATACCAGATGGTGAAGTGAAACGTAATTTTCAGAGAAACCAACAATTGATAGATTTATCTAAAGCACCAGAGGAGATTTTTCTTGCTTGCATGAGGGAGTATCAAAATGCTCCAGATGGTGATCGTAGTAAACTACTAAATTATTTTACAAAGAAGAGATTAAAGAATCTCACAGAATCCATAGGAGAATTTTGACATGGACTTATTAATATCTGAAATCTTAGATAAGGTTTCTAAGGTTAAAACGAAAAAGGAAAAGGTTGCTTTTCTAAAACAATATGATTCAGCTGCATTACGCATGGTGATTAAATCATCCTTTGATCCTAAAATTATGTGGAAACTTCCAGAAGGTGAAGTTCCTTATAGGAAAAATGAGGCACCAGAAGGAACTGAACATACCAATCTTCATGGTGAAGCACGAAAACTATTTCACTATCTAGAAGGTGGTAATGCAGATTTGACGCAAAGTAAACGTGAGAGTATGTTTGTTCAGTTGCTAGAAGGTCTGCATGAGTCTGATGCTGAAGTGCTTGTCGCTGCAAAAGACAAGACTTTACATCGTAAATTCAAAGGTCTTTCTGATAATGTGGTCAAAGAAGCATTTGATTGGGATGAAAATTACATGAAAATCGAAGGATATCCTCAAGGAAATCGTATGGCATCTGCTTAATTTTTTTCTTGACAAATCTCTCTGGTTATGTTACTATTAGTAATAATCAAGAGAAAGGATTCGTTATGAGTAAGATGAGTGATTGGGCAATGGACTTAGAAGATGCCACTGTTGAAGCATTGAATAATGGTGCTGAGTGTGAGGCTGATGTTATTGCCTATGTGAAAACCAAAGTTGCAGTTGTGGATGAGAAGTATGTTTCTGATCTGTATACTGAGTTTTGTGGCGATTGGATGAGTGAGGCTTACGCCTAAATTAATTTCAAAAAAGTGAAATTAACTGTTGACAAACTCTATTGAGTATGGTACTATTAGATATAATCAAGAGAGAGAAAATTATTATGAAGATTAAAGAAGGCGATTTGATTACCGAAGGCGGGATTTCTTATGTCGTAGAAAAAGATGAAGATGGCACCCTGTGGGGTGTATCTAATAACGCAGAATACGAAATCGAATTAAGTGAAGATTTCGTCCCTGATGCGCTATTTTCTTCTTGACAAACCCCTGTGGGTGTGTTATACTATGTATATAATGAGA